CCACCTGCACCTTTCAAGAATCCTTTAACATGCTTATTCTGTGTGATATTCTTAAAGGTATTCTTAGCACCACCAGCAATCTTCATTCCTATACCTATAGGAGACATATCGAATGCCATCTTACCAGCTTTCTTTATACCAGCAGCTGCCTTACCAAAGAAACCTTTACCATCCCCAACATATCCTGTCCCCATATATCCTCCAACTGGATTTGGTATTAATGGGTCACCTACTTTTGGTACCTCTGCAGCCCAATCCTCATGTCCTGTTCCACGCATCCCCAATGCCAGCATCTTACCTATAAAGGATGATGGTGCACTGTACTTTTTCTTATCCTTCTCGTCTTTTTCATCTTTTGCAGAGGGTAATGCCTTTTGTCCGTCCTGTTCTGCAACCCATTTTTCTGCTCTATCTAATTCTGCCTGGTCTTCTGGATCACGTTCATCTCCTTGGAGTTCTGGTTTTGGTAGATCAAATGCTGCAGATAATTTATTGATATTAGTCTTCCTTATCTGGTCACCTTTACCCTCACTAGGAGTCTTAGATATTAGATCTGTTAATCCAACAGCAGCTGCCTTAGCTGGTAGTGCTAATGCCTCACTGAATGCTTTCTTAAACTTCTTATCTATCTCAAAGTCTTCAACAATAGCAGACGCAGCTTCGTCTATCGGTACAATAGCATTGCTCTCTTCTAATGTTTGGTATGGTTCATTAGTAGGTTCTGATCCTAGACTCGTTGAAGGAACATCAATGATAGGACTTGTACCTACAACACCACCCTTGGCGAATGCTACTTCATTATCTTCGTCAGCAGCAGCTTGTGCTGTTACTGGTGGCATCAAGTCATTGACGGGAGTAAGATCTACGTTATTAGCTAGAGCAGTAACACTGGATCCATTCACCTCATCCATTGACTGTATTCTCTCCTTAAGTAAGAAGTCTTCACGCATCTCCTTCGTCAGTATAGACTTAAGGACTGCATTACGATCACTAAGATACCCAGCTAAACCAGCAAACTTAGCGTTTAGGTTCTGAAGGGTTGTTATCATCTTCTCGTTAGACATATGACACCTCTACTCGTGTACCCTTACCAAACTGATCAACGACTACACTACGCAACACATTAGGATCCAATTTCTCAGTCTTACCTGGTATTGGAACAACTTGTGTAGGTCCAGGTATTACCATTGGCAGTGGAGCAATCAATGGTTTCTCCTTAGTTGCCTGTTCTACTGGTTGATCTATGACCTGTTGCTGTGAAGGTGTCATGTCTGGTGAATCAATATTAGTTGTTGATGAGGTTAATGTCTTTAGTTCAGAATCCTTGGGGTCACCGACTTTACCCTTACCCAGTTTCTTCTTAAGGAAGTTACCGATAGCATTTACCATCTTACCACCTTTAGTTGATGCTTCCTTTTTATCTTTCTGTTCTGGTTTCCAGTCACTATTCTCAGGTTTCAGATACTTCTCACGAGGTTCATTGTTTATGAAATCAAAGTGAACTGGATCTGATGGACCTTCCCAGTGGAAACCATACTTATGACCGTGCTCTCTCATCCAATGATTTGCTTTTGATCCTTGATCTATATCAACACCCCATCCTTGTTGGTGTGGTGACATACCCTGAGGTGCAGCATTAATAACACTAGGATCATCTTCATTCTCAATCAGTTGTTGCTGATCTTGTGAATCTCTGAACGCACTGGTAACTGAACTTGGTAGGTCAACACCATCAGATGCAGCAGCTGCCAGAGTTTTCTTCCATGCAGATTCAGTAGGAGGATTAAGATGTATTCTCTGACCAAACATATCTCTACCATTATCAAATGGTGTAGGTATTGATCTTACTGGTTGTGCTATATTTTCCTTAAACTTATTAACTTGAGCACCAACAGACCCTGCTATACCCTTACCCAAACTCATCATACCTTTAACAGGTCTTTCAAATGCTTGTCTTACTGCTGGTGTAGGACCAGATCCAGGTCCACCCTTATCTGCAGATCGAAATGGATTGAATGCTTGGTCAGGTCTACCGAGTAATGGAGGTTTCTCACCAGCAGCAAATGATTCATCACTCTGACCTCTCTGTTTCAGATCATCATCTATTAATTCTTTCCATGATGCATTATCTTCATCCTCTACTCTCTCATCTCTACCCTTATTCCACCACTCAATAGGATTAGGTAATCCAATCTTACCACCTCCCTTAGTCTTGAGCGTTCCTAGCCCAAATTTATTTTTGATCTTATTAATTTCTCCCATTACCCTTGACCGACCTGGTGCTGAGGGTAATGACTGCAAGAAGCCACTAGTGGCCTCCATCATCGTCTTCGATCCTTGCTTGTATATACTATTGATAGCGTCACCAAGTTTCTGCATAGGCACGACTATTTCTGGACCTTTCTCACCTATGAGTGCCTTAGTTGGTTTGGTTATTGCTGCAGCACCTGCCTTTGCTCTATCTAATTCTGCCTGATCTGCTGGAGCTCTTTCTCTTCCGAAGTTTGGGTTCTTCTTAATATATGCTTGTGCTCTGTCTAATTCTTTTTGGTCTCCACGTTTACCTCTTCCCAATCTAGTCATAAAGTTCGATGCCTTGCCAGCACCTGCCATTAATCCTGCTCTCATCTTCCCAAAGTTAGGCATCTGAGGCATCTGGAAACCTGCTGGCTCAGATATCCCACCACGCAATGAAGCATTCCTTACTATCTGCCCATCATCCTCAAACTTAGAAGATACAGTATCCTTCCATAGGTCAGCAGGTACATCATAATCACGTGGAGGTGGGGGTGCACCACCACCTGTTCCAATACCAATCCAATATCTTTCTCTACTCTTTAAAAAATCTGTAAGTTTATCTTGTGATTCAAATGCCCTTTCAAATGAGCTAACGAAATTATCACTCGTCTCTATGACTAGATCTAAAAATTCTGAAGTTGTTAAAGCGTCTGCCATTAGTGTTGTCTACGACGTTCTTCATCAATCCTTTCTCTTTCCTTCTGTAGGTGAGAGGATAATAAGTTCACGTACACGTCCCGTTCCCACGGGATCATGTTTTCAATATCTGTCAAGCTATATTTATGGTGTTGGACTAATGAAAAATTCGTCTGATAAAAGCTCATCATGCCCTCATGAAAGAGGGCTATGCGAAAAAATCAGCCAATCCTTCAATAACAACCTCATTAGCTACTTGTGTCTTAGGGTTCTTAACATTAAGTACATGACGAAGTGTAGGCATGGTATTGAAGAATTCTTGTATCATACCAAACTGAGCATTAGTTAGAGTTTCAATCCACTCTCTTGCTTCCTCAGCTGTGAAGTTACCAGTTGGTTCCTCACCAACATATACTCTTCGGATACATTTACCAACCAATTCATATGGATCCACCTTCTCTTGGGTGAATGTAATAGCAGCAAAGTACTCTAAGTCTGGATAACGCATCTCTACAGTTATCTCATCTGACAATTTAATAATGTTAGTATGACCCTTAGGGAAGTTTACCTTGACATCATCAACTAAGAATTTGACAAGAACCTCGGTCTCTCCATCATCAGGACACGTCACTTTCATTTCAATCTCTTCACTGATTGATCTAGCACGTACCTGTAAGAAAATAAACTCTATATCAAATAGAGCCATGTCATCCAGATTGTGCTTAGTAATGATACAATTATCAAGTACGTTCTTTATAGCTTCTAAGGTATGCTCTGTGTCTTGTTGTTCTAGAGCAATGATTAATGCTTTCTGTTCCTTAACAAGGAATGGTCTGTACTTCAGTTTCTTTTTTGTAGAAGGCACCGTCAACGTATAGGTTGGCGTAACAATTTCAGGTAATGGCATAATTTATCCAGTAATTAAATGACTATATTCATAGTAGAATCCAACGGTTACCTTCACAAGTTGTGCAGGTCCAGCGGAGTATGGAATGGATGATACAGTGTATGGATAGGCTTTCACAAGTTTGACTTCAAATCCCCTACGGAAATCTTCTTTCTCACCCTTGTCGTCAGGAGCTACCCCATACTTTTCCAACTTATGTATTATTATATCACATGTATAGTGATCATAATACCTTTGTGCGTATGCTAAATGACGGCTAGTTGACATGGTATGATTACCAGCGTACATCCCTTCTGGTTTCTCAATCGCACCTATGATATAGTCTTGCCATGCCCTAAAGAATTTAAAGGGCAGGGAATCTGCATCACAGTAGAAACTAACGTCAAGTTCATTGAACACTTTAGCAGATGCAATCTTCTGAACCATACCCTTTTGGGGCATCTTGACATCAGAAGCTGACATGGTAACACCTGGTACCTGTATCTCATTACACAACATGTTCAACTGATAGTTGATCATAGAATTGGTTGATATACCTTCAATTAGATTTTCTTTGAAGTGAGTAAGCAAAGAAAATCCCTCCCCAGGAGCAGGTTTCTCAGGGGGTGCTATTGAAAACTGGTATAAGTTAGAAGACGAGATGCCACCAGACCTTCCGAGGACGGCCTGTTTAAAGGACTCGATACCTATTGCTTGTGGCATAAATACTGAATATGGTGTGACCATCTTTATTTATCATGGCATACAAAGGAAAATATCGAGTAAAAAACTATAGAAAGTACAAAGGTGACCCCACCTCTGTAATATTTCGTTCTCTTTGGGAGAAAAAGTTCATGGAATACTGCGATAGGAGCCCTAATGTCATTGGATGGTCAAGTGAAGAACACATCATTCCATACAAAGATCCAGTTCAAAAGAAATGGAGAAGGTATTTCCCAGACTTCTATATGAAGGTCAGAGAAAATAATGGTAAAATTCAATGCTACCTTGTAGAGGTTAAACCTAAGAAGCAAACACGACTTCCTAAGAAACCTACCCTACAAAAAAACAAGAAGGCATATCTTGCGGAGGTTATGACCTATGCCACAAACACAGCTAAGTGGAAAGCAGCAGAGCGATACTGCAGGGACAGGCTTTGGAAGTTCAAGCTCATCACCGAAGTCGAGCTCGAAATTCAGTGAATACATCGCATCACTAAAAGGAAAGAAAGTTAGTGTGAGTAAATTGAGATCTGAGATCTTCAACTCACTATTTGATGGTGCAACAGATAATCCAGAAACAGGTAAGTGGTACGTGTTTCAATATGAACCAAAATTCAAACATGCACTAAAGCAATGGGATGAATATCCCCTGATTCATGTGATGGAGTTCAAGAAAGGTAACCTATTAGGTGCTAACATACATTATATGAACGTAAGAGCTCGATTAGGTGCTATAAATAATAACAGATTTCCTGCGTCAACCCTACATTATTACATACCGAAGAATGCTGACAGCATATTTTTTGAAGTAGATGATCTAGACGTGCCTGTAATTAGTCAATGTCCACTGGAAAAATTCCATCGGAATAAATAATGTCTGAACAAAAGAACTTAGAAGAATCACAAATAACTTTGTCTTATCCTGCAGGTATAGACCAAGTTCCTTATGCTTCTTTCTTGAAGATTGAAAAATATGAATACCAAGACGGTTTAGCGAAAGTTGCTGCTAATCAGAACGATGCCTTAGGATCATACCAGCGTAGTGCTGTAATGAAAGGCATGGTCAATACTGCGACCAATGTTATGTCTGGAATATATGTGAATAATGCAGGTCTTGGTGGTGATGCTGATGCTAAAGCAAATAGAAAGCTTAATGACATGAAGACCAAAGGCTATACCATGGATAGGAAGTGGAATAAACTTGATTCATGGTTTGGGGAGAATGAAAAATATAGAAATGAGAATTACGAAGTTCCTGGTGGTGACAATGAAATAGCATTACCTAATGGAGAAACAACTACATTCAATGAGCTAAAGGGCGATAAAGACGAATTAAGAGATAGGAGAAGAAAAGGACTACAGGCTAGTGAGCTTAATATAGCATTACCTGAAGAGTTCACATATTCATATAAGGCAAATTGGAATAACACCTTTAAAATGGGAACCATGGCACTCATGGCAGATAATGCTGCTAAGTTTGCTGCATTAGGACTACTAGGTGCTGGTGGTGGTGCATTATACACCAATACTATGGGTAGATTATCCAAAGCATCAGGTGTAATTGGTAAGGCATCTGGTGGGATAATGCCTGGCCCTGATGAATATGCTGCTAACATGGCTAAGGGTGCCCAAATGGCTACTAACCCATTTAGTACTAATAGTGCATTAAATCCTACAAATATTGCTGGTTTAGGTGGTATGGTTCCTAATGAAAATGCCATACAGATGTTTTCTAATGTAGACTTCAGAGAGTTTAGTTTTAGTTTCACCCTTGCATCCAGAAACCCTAAAGAATCAGAAGAAATTCAAACCATAATTGAGTGGTTTAAACGTGGTATGCATCCAGCATCAAAGAATGCTAAAGGTTCTGCAGTTATGCTTACCTTCCCCGATATATTTGTATTGAAACCTATGTTCGTTAAGGTGAATGATAGTGTAGATAATAATGGACAGAGGAAACTTGAAATTGCAGACGAACCAATACAGCATCCTATGATGCCAAGAACAAAGCTTGTTGCACTAACAAGTCTGAATATTAATACTACTCCATTAAGTGCGATCAATACACTATTTGATGGTAGTGTTCCTCTTGTTACTCTTGAGCTCAAATTTAATGAGACAACTGCTCTTACTCGTGCAGACTTTGAGGGTGCAAGAAAGAGATCCAACCAAAAAGGTGATAAAGGTTTCGTTAAGTCATCATTAATGGCAAACCATCCAACTATTAGTTACTAAAATGGCATTATTACGTGCTTTACCAAATCTAGTCTATAACTTTGGACCAAGTCCCATTGATCCTAAGTTTATACTGACTAAGAATATATGGAGACGTTCTGAAATTCTACGTGAATATAAGAGTTCTATAGTATTATTTGATGAATATATCGTGCAGAATGGTGAAAAGCCAGAAGATCTTGCTTTGAAATTCTATGATAATCCATTCTATAACTGGGTATTCTTTGTTATAAACGATATTGTCAATTACCATGAACAATGGCCTAGATCAACTCAGCAACTACAAGAGTATTGTGCCTCTAAGTATGAGAACCCTAGTGCAACTAAGGACTATGTAACTTATGAAGTTAAAAATAATGGTACTATTATATGTCCTGCAGGTAAGATAGTTCCATCTACATTCTCAATATCATATTGGAATGGATCCACAACTGTTACTGCTAACCCAGTAGCATCACGTTCATTCTTCCAGTATGAAGAAGAAGTCAACGGTAAGAAAGAGAAAATACAGGTAGTTAGGAAGGAATATATTGAAGATTTTGTTGAGAGATATTTACTGGGTGTTCAAGATGATGCTGATCTTCAGATTGGTATAGATCGGTCAGGCATGTCAATGGGCTAGGTAACTGCTCTACTGCTGCTTCCCATTCATCAACGTTATCAATATAATCATATAAAGGTTCGGTTAAAGGACATATATTCATACCTGATGCCACATAATGAAATCCACTTTCAGGATGTGTGTACATACCGTTTAAGTGCATCTCTCTACTATATGCACGCATACCATAGTGCCAGAATTGGTTTAAGTCATAACTCCTGTTAAAGCAGTCGTTCCAGTATGGTGTGTCTTTTCTTTGTGTAAAGGCATAGTGTATTGCAATGAAATCTGCTGTTTGGTCAAAATCACGTCTAACATCTGCATTATACATCTCTTTCAACAGTTGAGATGCAGGTCCACGTCTTAGTGTCTTAGCAAGCTTGATTAGGTTGTCATGCACCATAATCAGACCATTAGATTCTAATGGTTCAACAAATCCTGCACTTAGACCAATAGCAACGACATTACTTACCCAGGTGTTCTCATGCCTTCCAATTCTCATTGGAATATGCTTGAAATCTACCTCATCTGTTCCAATATGGTTAATAAACTGTTGTTTAGCATCCTCTTTACTGATATGCTTAGAAGAATAGACGTATCCTGTACCAACATTGTCCCATAGTGGTATATTCCATACCCATCCATTTTCAATAGCAGTACATTCAGTAACTGACGTTAATTCTTTCTCTTTGTCCTTATAAGGTATATGAGTAGCCCATGCAGAATCATTGAACAGTACATGGTCAAATGGTACGAAGGGTTCTTCTATAAACTCACCAATTAACTTGGCAGCAAATCCAGTACAATCGATAAAGAGATCTGCCTCAACCTCTGAACCATCATCTAATACTAAGCTATGGAAGTTTATCTCATCTGTGGTAACGTAATTGACTACGTTAGCACGGATGTGTTCTACTTTCTGGCAATACTTTCTTTTTAAAAACTGACCATACTTGATGGCATCAAAATGGTATGCATAATCTGAATTGAGATCAACCTTATTCCTTGCAGCGATTAGGGCAATATGATTGATATTCTGTGCATATTCATTGTGGTGCAATCTACCAGTACGTAATTGTTCACTCCACCATCCATTAGGATCTTTGGGAGATAAACCAAAGGGGTAAAAAAATGACCCAGAATTTTTTTCCAGAAAATTGGTAAACTTAATGGCATGTTTGATAGTGCCACCTGTCTCCCTTATGAATTCTTGTTCATCATCTCTTATCCCAACGAAATCTATCCATCGTTGGAAATGCTGTAGTGTACTCTCACCGACACCAGATATAGGAACATTCGGTGATTCGATGAGAGTGACATCATAATCTAATTTTTTACAAAAAGTGGTGGCGGTCATCCATCCAGACGACCCACCACCAACAATACAGACTTTCATTTAGTCTTCGTTAGCAAGTTTAGCAAAGTACGATAATGTATCATCTCCACTCGCAACCTTAACTGGTTCATCAGTAGTGCGACGTGCAGCAGGAACTTCTACTTCCTCATCAACTGTCTCAGGGTCAGCTTTGTATGTAGACTTAAGAGTTCTCTCAAGACGTTCCTTGAGTTCCTCATAAGACTTAAACTGATCTTCAGCAGTGTAAGCAGCGAGACTATGCTCTTGCTTCCAAACTCCCTCTAACTCCTTATCAGAGAAGTCACCTAGAGTTGATGCCTTATCGAATTCAGACTTATCATAGTTCCAGAAACCAGCGACCTTAGTGATCTTGAGTTTGAAGTCAGCACCCTTCCATAGATCGAAAGGATTTACTGGTGTCTCATCCTCAAATGCAGGTTGCATTGATTCCATCACCTTATCAAAGATCTTCTTACCATAACGGTATAAGAAGACTTTACCCTCATTCTCAGGGTTTGCACTATCCTTAACAACGTAGATGTTGCTGTAATAGTTTAACTTACGCT